ATGGCTGGTTTAGGCTTAGTCTCGCCTGGTATAAAAGTCAAAGAAGTTGACCTTACTAGGGGAGGAATTACTGGAGTGAGTGATCAGACTGGTGCCATTGCAGGCCCGTTTGTGAAAGGCCCAGTAGAAAATCCACAATTAATAGAGAGTGAAAAAGATTTAGTTGAAACTTTTGGAGAACCACAGGAAACAAGTTCTCAATACGAATATTGGTTATCAGCTTCTTCATACCTTTCATATGGAGGAGTTCTTAGAGTTGTAAGAACAGACGGATCAAATTTAAACAATGCAAACGCATCGGTTGCTAGTGGTGCTGGAAGTTCATTAAGTAGTTTGAAAATTAAAAACACTGATGATTATTTCAATTCATATGAGTCAGCAACAACTTGGTATTATGCTGCAAAAAACCCAGGCACATGGGCAAATGGATTAAAGGTTTGTACAATAGATTCAATCGCAGACCAAACACTATCTGGTATTAGTACTGCTGGTGTTGTTGTTGGTGCTGCAGTTACACAGGCATTTGGTGGTATTACCGTTGGTGATATTGGTTCTACAAAAGTTTTAAACGGACATCTCTCTGGAACAGTTACAGGTATTGGTGCAAGTTCAATTGATGTTAAAATCGTTAGTGAAGTTGAGGGTGGAACTACTACTGCAAAAGACTATGAAGAAGGTAGTCCTTATGAATTTAAGACCACTAGAGACGTAATCATCGCTGGTGCGACTGGTGCTGCAACAACTTCAATTCAAGTAACAAGAGATACTGGGGGAACAAACCAAGGTACATTGACAGCTGGTGAAGCTTTAGTTCTTCTAAACAAAACTGCATCAACATCAGTTGATAACGCTGGTGGAGCGGCATTAGCTGTAAACGCAACATCTGTTAACGTTGCAAACACAAGTGGAATTACTGCTAACGTTTCATTACTATTGATTGGTAATGAATTAATGGGAGTTGGAAACATCTCAGGTAATGCGGTTGGTATTACAACAAGAGGACTTGGTGGAACAACTGCAACAGCTCATAATGATGGTAGTGTAATTACTGCCGTTACTGATGTTGGTGCTGCAACAACTGTTAAGAGTTCAAATACTGGTGGTTCTGATACAAACGTGGTTGTAAATGCTTTAGGTGGCATAGATGTTGGTGACTTAGTTGTAGTTGTTGGTGTTGGTACTGCTGCAGAAACAATGACAGTTACTGGTATAACAACCAACTCTGCATTACAACCAAGTACAGCGACTGACTGGTACAATTCACAAACACTAGGTTTAGATAACGCAACTGTTTTCTGGAAGAGTATCGCACCAAAACCACAAACATCTGCATATGCAAACTCTAGAAGTTCTAGATTTGATGAAATGCACGTTGTTGTAGTTGATGATTCTGGAAAAGAGACAGGAACTGCTGGTCAGATCATAGAAACTTTTGTTAATCTTTCTAAAGCAGAAGACGCAAAACAATTCAATACACCAGTTTACTATAAAAACTTCTTAGCAAATAACTCAGAATATGTGTTTGCTGGTGCAAAACCAAATGGAACTCCTTTAACAGGTGCAAACAGTGCTGCAAATATTGCTGCTGGTGCATGGGGACAGGTTACTCAAGGTGTAAGTTTTGTAGGTGTTGGTAAATCTACATTCTCATTAGAGGGTGGAAAAGATTACGGTGGTACATTTACTGCACCAACATATCCTACAACTCTTGGAGATATTATTTCTGGATATAATGAGTTCTCAAATGTTAGAGAGTATCCAGTTAATTACCTCATCATGGGGCCTGGAATGGGAAGTAGAGCAGAAACAGTTGGTAAAGCTAACAAGTTAATTTCTATTGCAGGGACAAGAAAAGATTGTATTGCAGTCGTTGGCCCATCTAAATCAGATGTATTGAGTGGTAGTGGTGTTGCACCTGTACCTCTTTCTAATAGTGATACTCAAACAAAAAATGTATTAGATACATGTAATCAGTACTCATCATCTTCATATGCTGTGATTGATTCTGGTTATAAGTACATCTTTGATCGTTTCAATAATAAGTTCCGTTACATACCAACCAACTCTGATGTTGCTGGTATGATGGCAAGAACATCTCAAAATTCATTCCCTTGGTTCTCACCAGCTGGTGCAGATCGTGGTGTTGTTAATAATGCAGTTAAACTTGCATATAACCCATCACAAGCACAGAGAGATCTACTATATACTAAGAGAATTAACCCAGTTGTTGCTTTCCCTGGCCAAGGAATAATCCTCTTTGGTGACAAAACTGCACTTGCATATACATCTGCGTTTGATAGAATCAACGTTCGTCGTCTGTTCTTAAATGTAGAAACTGCAATTGAAAGAGCTGCAAGAGCACAACTCTTTGAATTTAATGATGATATTACAAGAGCAAACTTTGTTAATATTGTTGAACCCTTCCTTCGTGATGTTCAAGCGAAGAGAGGTATCACAGACTTCTTAGTAGTTTGTGACGAGTCAAATAATACCGCTGATATTATTGACGCAAATGAATTCCGTGCTGATATCTTTATCAAACCAGCACGTTCGATCAACTTCATCGGACTAACATTTGTTGCAACACGCACAGGTATTAGTTTTGAAGAGGTAGTCGGCACAGTCTAACCACCATCTAATTATCACAGGAGAGAAAAAAAATGCCTCAGCAAATCCCAAATAAAGGGGCTAATGCGAGAACCCTAGATACGTTTAAAAGTAAACTGCTAGGTGGTGGTGTTCGCCCTAATTTTTTCGAGGTTGAGATTAACTTCCCAAGCCTCGCAATTGACCAAAACGATGTTTCAGATAAAATACGTTTCCTAGTAAAAGGTGCTAACTTACCAGCATCTATAATTACTCCAATCTCTATTCCATTTAGAGGAAGGGAATTGAAAATAGCAGGGGAAAGAAGTTTTGACACTTGGACAGTAACAGTCATCAATGATAATAACTTTACTATCAGAGATGCAATGGAAAAGTGGATGAATCTAATTAATAAAACATCTGATAATGCTGGAGAGGTCGATCCTACAATATATCAACAAGAAGCATACGTCTATCAGTTAGCTAGAGCTCCAATTGTTGGCCCAACAAACGCACCAGCAGGATCTGCAGATAATATTCCTATCTTAAGATCTTATCATTTCCACGGTGTATTCCCAACTAACGTTTCTAGCATAGATCTTTCCTATGATAGTAACAACGTTATCGAAGAATTTTCAACAGAATTCCAAGTTCAGTGGTGGGAAGCTCTTGACGAAAATAACAACGTTGTCGTAGGTTGATAAATAAAGCATAAGGTTAATTATAAAAAATGGCTAAATTATTCGGTTTCTCCATTGAGGGGGCTGACGATAATAATCTGCCACAGGGTGCGGTATCTCCAGTACCGCAAAATGACGCAGATAAATCCGACTACTATGTTAGTAGTGGGTTTTATGGTCAGTACGTTGATATTGAAGGTGTATTCAGAAATGAATATGATTTAATTAAAAGATACAGAGAGATGTCACTTCATCCAGAATGTGACGAAGCAATAGAAGATGTTGTAAACGAAGCTATAGTTTCAGATCTAAGTGATAGTCCTGTTGAAATAGATTTAAGTAACTTATCTGTTGGTGATAATATTAAAAAAACCATCCGAGATGAGTTTAAGTATATAAAAGACCTATTAGATTTTGATTCAAAATCACATGAAATATTCCGTAATTGGTATATTGATGGTAGATTATACTATCATAAGGTAATTGATCTTGATAATCCAAGAGATGGAATACAAGAATTAAGATACATTGATGCACTTAAGGTAAAATATGTGCGTCAAATGAAGAAGAAGGATATAAACACACCTAGTTTAATAACACCTCAAGATAAAAAACTTGCAATTACTCCAGAATTGGATGAGTATTTTGAATACAATCCTACTAGTGGGTCTAATAAAAGTTATAGCCCAACTAATGGTGTTCAAGGTTCAATTAAAATTGCAAAAGATGCTGTCACATATTGCACATCTGGCCTTGTAGATCGTAATAAACATATCACCTTATCATGGTTACATAAGGGAATAAAGGCCTTAAATCAACTTAGAATGATTGAGGATTCACTAGTCATCTATCGTATGTCTCGTGCTCCAGAAAGAAGAATATTCTACATTGATGTTGGTAACTTACCTAAAGTAAAGGCAGAACAATATCT